CGGGGTGGTTGAAGGACAGACGGACCAGCTGCGTGCTGGTGTCGTTGACGACAGAGTCACCGCCGGTGTGCTGCACCTGCTCGATCAGGTACTCGTGGCCCTTCTGGGCGAAGCGGCGACGCTCCTCGGTGTCCAGGTAGATGTAGTTGGCCCACACCTCGAACGCGTTGGTCGTGCCGAAGTACTTGTCGTAGTAGGTGGTCAGGTCGAAGTCCAGGCGCACCTCGTGGTACTGCAGAGCAATCAGAGGCAGGTACAGGCCGGGGTTGCGGTTGAAGAAGAACAGCAGAGGCAGGTACACGCGGTTGGTCACTGCGGTGGTCACCGTGCTGTTCACCGCGGTCGTCATCTTGCCCCAGGCAACCTTATCCGACTCGGTCAGGAACAGCTCGGCGTACAGGCGCCACCAGGTCTGGTAGTGCTTGTCGATGCGCTGGCCGCCGATGGTCAGCTCGACCGCGGCAATGGCGCGCTCGGCGATCCAGTTGGTGTCGTAACCGACGTTGTTGGAGGTCAGGAAGTTGACCGTGGGCTGCAGGGCCACGTGCATGTTGCCGACCAGGTCGCCGTTGCGGGCGATGGTCACGGACACGCGGCCAGAGGCGGCCGGGGAACCGTTGGTCGTCTGCTGGATCAGCTCCATCGCGAAGTTGGTGTGGCGCTTGTACACCGCCTGGAAGAAGGTCACCTTGGGCGTACCGGTCAGGTACACATCCTGAGCGCCGTAAGCTACGAGTTGCATGAGTCCGCCAGCCATTTTACCATACGCCAAGAAAATAATTCGGGGTTCTCAGGGCGCGCCAGACCGTTAAAGACTTTATGTCCGTACAGAGTACCAATGGCCGATCACGATAACATCCCTGAAGATGAGGAGATGAATATGGAAGAGGACATGGATTTTGACGGTGGTGAGGATGCACTGATCTCTCTCCTGACGACCGATGAGGGTGAGACGATCACCTCCGTCCTGGACAAGCTGGCTGGCTCGACCGAAGCGATCGCCAAGCACATGGAGAAACAGAATGTCATTTTGGTAAAGATTCTCTCGGCTCTTTCGGCCAAGCCATCACCGCCCACTGCTTAAAAATTTCTTGCTCTGTACTACCAATGGACAATGTGCACACAATCGAGCGTGATCGTGTACCACAACACGACCACGAAATACGAATGGAGGTTCTTCGTTCCGAGGTGAGTTCGCTCACCCCAGAGCGGCTGGAAGTATTCATCGGACAACTCGAGGAAAAGATGGGTCTGACCTGTAAAGGTGATCGGTTTCTGCCGCTCACCAGTGGGTTTCGCCAATTCTTCCGGGATGACGAACTAGACGCGAACGGCATGCCCCAAAATGTCGATCTCGAGCGGATTCTAGAACAGAAACGTCGCCTGGTAAACCTTTTTTCCGAGCTGTACCATCGTTCCAGTGAACTGGGTATTAAGGATCGTCCGACCGTTGACGTGAACGGCGACGAGTTTCGGGTCGCCTTTCGTATGATGCGCCTGATTGAAACGGCTGATGACGCCTACGAAATCATTTTTCGGTACGTTCGCTCGTTCGAGCGGATTAACCATCCAACCTGTACGGCACCAATCCAGGGTGACATGGAGTCGTCGATGTTTCGGTGCAAGACGATCGAGACGACCGGTGAGGATGCGGAGCAACCGAGTGCGTTTCAGTGTCTGCTCCTGTACCTCCTGAACCAGACGTACATCATGAAGATGCGTCGGTACAAGGGTCAGTGCTGTAAGCAGATTGAGACGGGTGAGGGTCATCTGACCAAAGCGTGGCGTCCCATCATGGAAATCAAGGAGTTTGTGTATTTTTACACACAAAAGGAGGACAAGTATGACATGTGGCGGAATCTGACGAGCAAAGGCTCGATTGTCCGGGACACAATCACGCACCTGTCCAACTGTCGTGACATGCAGTTTCCCGAAATCAAAAAAAATCGAAACGTATGGTCGTTCCGGAACGGCATCTTTGTCGGTCGCGAGTGGGCCGACAAGTATGTGACCAAGTTTTACAAGTACGATACGCCCGAGTGTCAAACCCTCGACCCGACCATCGTAAGTTGTAAGTTTTTTGACCAAGAGTTTGACCACTATGAAGGCATTGCCGACTGGTACAACATCCCGACACCATACATGCAGTCCGTGATGACCTACCAACGGTTTTCGGATGATGTGTGTCGCTGGCTCTACGTGTTCATCGGTCGCCTTTGTTTCGACACAAACGTGATGGACGGCTGGCAGGTTATTCCGTTTCTCAAGGGTATTGCGCGCTCGGGCAAGTCGACGCTCATCACAAAGGTGTGCAAAAAGTTTTACGATTCTGAGGATGTTCGGACCCTCTCGAACAACATCGAGAAGAAGTTTGGGCTCTGGTCCATCCACGACGGCTTCATGTTCATCAGTCCCGAGGTCAAGGGTGACTTGGCACTCGAGCAGGCGGAGTTCCAGTCGATGGTGTCCGGTGAGGATGTATCGATTGCACGGAAGAACGACAAGGCGCTATCGATGACCTGGAACGTTCCCGGTATTCTGGCCGGCAACGAGGTTCCGGGTTACCGTGACAACTCTGGGTCGGTGCTCCGTCGTCTCGTGACGTGGAACTTTTGTCGCCAGGTGCAAAAGGCGGACCCGCACCTGGACGAGAAGCTGGATGCAGAAATTCCAGCCATTTTGTGCAAGTGTGTCAAGGCGTACCTCGAGTACGCGGCCAAGTACAGCGACCAGGACATCTGGAACGTTCTGCCAGAGTATTTCAAGACGGTTCAGAATCAGGTGGCGATGCTCACCAATCCGCTGCAGCACTTTTTGTCATCGACGGAAAAGGTGGTGTACGGACCGGACAAGTCGTGCCCGCAAAAGATTTTCGTCCAAATGTTCCACCAACATTGTCAAGAGAATTTGCTCGGAAAGTGCCGGTTCAACCCAGACACGTACGCCGGTCCATTCTCGGCCCGCGAAATCGAAGTCCGGACGGAGACGTGTGTGTATCGCGGAAATGCCTACGCATCCCAGCCGGTCATTTACGGTCTGGATGTCGTGACGAACGATATTGTCGCCGACGTGTAGAAAAAACTCTCTGACCAAAGTAATGGCGAGCGCTGCCGCGCGAAAAATACAACAGGCGTTCCGGTCGCGTAAAACCGGGTTTGTGAACGAGACGCACTACGTGTCCGACGGGTACAAGCTGAGCGCGCCCGTCATCACGGCTCGGACAGTCACTCTTTATTTTCCATGGGCTGCGTTTGTCCTTCCAGCGTCTCTGCCAGCAGGTATTGCATCGGTCGAAGGCCGGACGCTCATCGGAAACCCGGCGACGTGCCGTCTCACAAAGACGCACGGCATCGTCGGTTCACCCGTCGGTGTGAACCACTGGAACTTTCGAGTCGAGGGTGGAGGCGCAGCCGTTTTCCACAAGAGCGGTTCACTGCAAATCACCACATCCGGTCGGTCAACCTACGAGCCCGTGCTTCGTAAAATTGCGACCCGTTTCTTTCCCGGGGTACGAGTCAACATTTCAAACATCAAAATGACAAAGTTGGACGGACGAATCAACATTGACCATACGCTCCGTCTCGATGATTTTGTTGCCCAATTTATTCGGCACGTGCCTCATTCAGTCGGGACTGTATCACTCGACGAAGAGCTGTTTCCGGCCGCGATTGTTCACTGGAAACAGCCCGCCATAACGCTCAGCTTTTTTACAAATGGTAATGTACTCATTCGTGGATCGAAAGACTTGTCGGTCGTGCCGAGCGTCATTCACCGCATCATCCAATACACTGGCCCGTTGAACATCTTCAAACGTGAACGGTCTCGTAACATGGCTGGACGCCCCATGGTGAACGAGGCTGGTCGGCCCGTCTATGAGCCGCTGGCCGCGACGCGTATGCGTAACCTTCCAGTGTCGGCCAGAAACAAGAATGCACAGAAGCTTGCAAAACTGAACACTCGGTACCCGAAGGCTCGCAGCTATTCAAACACGCGCAACGGAAAGTATGTCCGACCGGGTCCGAATGGCCTCCCGCGCTTCTATCCCGTTGTCACAAACATGTCACTTGTTCGCCAAAAGGTTCTCCGGGCATATGAGACCCATGGTGTCGAAATGCCACCAAGTATCATGCGTCTGTTTAATGTCGAGGGTGCAAACATCTGGGAGGCGCTCAACATGTCTGCACCTGCACCAGTGGCACCCAAGATAAAGAGCCCACCGAGACGTGCACCAAACTGGAACGCAAACCGTGCAGGGTTTTATGTCCGCCCGGGACCAGGGAAACAACCGTACTTTTACAAAGTGCCGGCCGGTAAGGCGGCTGGTAAAAAGACGGTCATGAAGGCGTATGCCGATGCAGGCGTTCCTGTGCCCCAACGGGTCCGGAACATTTTCGGCATCACCGGGAATGTGAGCCCGGTTGGACGCGCCGCCATCAAGGTGAACGGCGACCGTATCAACGGCAAACAGTATTCGCGGTACACAATAGCCCAACTTGTCCGAATGGCCCGGAACATGAACATTGCCGGGGCATCAGAGAATAAAACGGCGGCTCAGATTTTCAAGATGATAAAGAACAAGATTGGACCGTCTCCCGTGTCAGCCGGGCCGTCACGTCCAAACTTGGTTCTGAATGGCAAGGCGTACATGTTCACAAATAACAATCGCATTGTACGTGATGGCCGTGCGCGTCAATTTAATACGTTGACGCGCGCCGAACGTCTCGCGGTCGCCAAAGCCTACCTCAAAAACAACTACGGAAACTTCGAGTCGAAACCACCAAAGACGTGGTACGCCGCGCTCAAGACTATAAAGGCGACACGTGGCCCCGTTCCGTCACCGTCACCCCCTGCACCGGCGCCAGCGCCCCGTTCCCGCACACCATCGTCGTCACCAAATTATGTCAACATGCCCAGGTTCCTCTAGGTCATAATCTTCAAAACATCAAACACCTTGTAAACCATATTGAACAGTTCATTCTTGGACTCGGGGACACTCAGAAGCTCGAGCTCAATTTGATACTGGTTCTCGTCATCACAATCCTGGTCTTGCGGATCGCCAGTGACACACGTCACGTCGATCCGAAGATTCTTACGCAAAAACGAGGTGCGCTTCTTACTGCGGACGCTCGTCGCCTCCTCCTCCGGATCGTGGTCCATCGGCACTTCGCTCGAGACACCGAGACGCGCATCAAATGGGTGGCCATGAAGTGACACGTCATTCACCTCGAGACGTTTCTTGATGACGCTTTCGGTGATATCCTCGATAGTGTTGTCGTAGGTTGCACGACGCTTGCTCGGGTAGTGGTAAATAATCGTGTCCGACTCGGTGACATTCTCCCAACCCTTGTACCGGTGAAGACGGCGGAGCACCTTGTCGAACGTCTCCTTGGTGACATTCGTATCGAATGAACCGCGGTTCATTTTGCCGAGACGAATCTCAATCTCACTCGTATCTTTGGTGCAATGCTTGCGAATAATAGGCTCCCACGTGTCAAAGAGAGAACGGGCAACCTCCATGTCTGGTTTAGAGAGTTGGCGAGTGTTGTTTCTAAATATGGTGAAGGGTTTGGAAAACCTCGGTAATACTTGCTTTCTTAACTCTGCGCTGCAGTGTTTAAGCCATGTTCCGTGGTTGTCGAACCGGCTCCTCAAGCAGCCCTACACAGGCGAGTGCGCAGTGACCAGCGAGTACTCTGCGCTCATAAACCAGTTGTGGCGCAAGTCTTTGCCGTCCCCGGACGTTCGTCCTTTCCACAAGGCGTTCTGTGAGCGCTTTCCGCGCTTCGGCAACGGCTGGCCGCACGACGTCCAAGAGGTTGTCCTCGAGCTCGTTGACACGTTTGAAAAGTCGCTCGGCGTTGGATTTATCCAAGGCATGTTCAACGGAACCGAGTCACAGACTGTGACGTACCCCAAGGGCACTTCGACCAAAGAATACGAGTTTACGACGCTCGTGCTCACACCGGAAACGTCTGGTCAGACACTCGAGGAACTCGTTCGGCGGCACGAAAAAACGGAGGCTTTTGCGGGCTACATCGATGACGCCGGCAATACATATCATGCGGCCGTCAGACAGACCCGGGTCACCAAACTGCCCCCGGTATTTATGGTTTCGTTCAGTCAGTACGATGCGCGCCGGACCATCCGGGTCCCACAGACGTACGGCACGGACCACACGTTATTCGGTCTGGTTGTCCACCAGGGTTCTGTTCACGGTGGTCACTATACAGCCTACGTCAAGCACAAAGGAACGTGGCGTCATGTCGACGATACATCGGTCGTCGAAGCTGACCCGCCCGAGGCTGGCGACTACTACATGGCATGGTATAAAAGTAAAGATTGCATATAGTCAAGATGCAAATCTTTGTAAAAACGCTCACTGGCAAGACTATTACCATAGAGGTTGAGTCGGCCGACACGATTTCGTCCGTCAAGGCGAAGATTTCCGACAAGGAAGGCATTCCGCCGGACCAACAGCGTCTCATCTTTGCCGGTAAGCAGCTCGAGGACGACCGGACGCTCGGTGATTACAATGTGTCCAAAGAATCGACGTTACATTTGGTACTCCGCTTACGCGGAGGTCGGTGTTTCATGATGACTTAAAAAATAATGTAGAATCTTATTAAATGATGTACACAGGGAGGATTTACAGAATTGATAACCTTGAGAATACTAACTTTTATATAGGTCAGACTCGAAACACTCTGCTTCGTCGGTTCACAGACCATAAAAGCCAAGCCAGACGTGGAGGCATAAATATGATTTTATACAATGCCATGCGAAAGTACGGACCGGATATGTTTACTATTGAAGATATAGAAGTTATTCAAGGTGAATCGAAAAAGGAACTTGTAGAATGCTTAAATGAAAAAGAAAAATATCACATACAGAACCTAAAACCTACTTATAACATAGCACCAGGTGGGATTGGTCACACTGGCGTCCCTTGGACATATGAAAGAAGAATTCGTTTCAAAAAGCTTATGAGTGGTGAACGAAATCCTAATTTTGGTAAACCTCTTTCTGAAGAAACCAAAAGTAAGCTTCGTGACGCCCTCAAAGGACGTATTATACCAGATGATGTCCGTCAAAAAACGAGCAAAACTATGAAGGGTGTACCCAAAAGTGAAGAAACTCGGAAACGCATGTCTGAAGCGCGGAAAGGATATAATTCACCTAAAGGAAAAGAATCAAAAAAAGCCATTCCTGTAGATCAATACGATAAAGATGGAAACTTTATAAAAAGTTTTGGATCAATTGCTGATGCAGCGGACGAACTTGGTTGTCAGAGGTCAGGAATTTGTTTTTGTCTAAAAGGAAGAATTAAAACGTCAGCGGGTTTTATTTGGAAATATCACAGCCTATGTGGCGGTGTATAAAAATTACGTTCTGTCACGTACACCAAACAGATGTTAGGTCATGTGCACAAAACCAAAATGCGCCGCTTGAGCTCACCGAACAACTTTGAGGTTTTGGTGGGTCTGGATGCGCACGAAAATCACAACTTGTCATCGCGCATGAAAGCATACGATCTATGGTTTCATGCACGAGATTGCGCCGGGGCACATGTTGTCCTACGAACCGGTACAAAAGGTATTCATGTCCCGAATGAAGACATTGAATGGGCGGCGGGTATCGCAGCGTGGTTTAGTAAGAAAAAGGGGGACGGACGTGTCAACGTGACGGTCGCGACCGGCGCAGACGTGACGTGTATCGCTCCAAAAGGGACGGTCAACTGTACCGGACGTGATTTTGTGACGGTTCGGTGTCAAAAAGTTTAGGTTTTGTCTCGAGCGCCATGGCTCAAACACGAAACTCTCATCCACAAACACAATGACGCCCACATGGGATTCCATGTATGCCATGGCGGCCAAGTATCACTCGGACCCGGCCAAGCTGGCATCGACCGCTTTAAAGATGCGCGAACGTGCACTGTCGATTGATGCAGGTCGACGCAAGATGATTGTGATTACCGGCCCGCCTCCGCCGCTCGGCCCGCCTCCACTGCCCGCTGGTGCATCGAGCAAAAAGAAGAAGGATCAACCGGTCGGACCCCAGTGCACGGCTCGCACACTCGAGGGTCGCCAGTGCCCCTTCCGGGCCGCATCAGGCTGTGGCGCATTTTGCAAGAAGCACTTTTCGATGGAGTGAACTTTTTTACGTGTGTATTGTAATGTACGTACAGGCTTTGTTGGTTAACGCCCTCATCATCCTGCTCGTCCCGCGCATCTTGACCAAGCCCGTCGGGTTCCAGGCCCTGGACGATTTTGTCTTGTATCTGAAGGCCCAGCAGGCGTTTCTCGTCTATTCGTCCGTCATGCTCGCACTGGTCATATATGCGACCAAGTATTGGCTCGAGTATTCAAACAACACCGACGTGATGTCGCCGATCAGCTCGCGTGTCAAGGTGTGATCCCATGTGTCGATTCGGTTTTCGGCACAGTATCGCATGTGGCGGACAAGGTCCGTGAGTACAGGCGCTCCCCATATCATGTGACTCTCGTACAGGAAATCGTTTTGGCCAACCGGTTGAAGTGCACACGGTACCACAAAAGGCGTTCCGGGAATATACTCCTGGAGTCCTCCATAGTTTGTAATGATGACAGGCTTGTCTCGTACGGCAGCCTCGACAGCCCCCATTCCTACACCCTCTGAATGTGAACAGTTGATGTAGCAATGACTCGTACGGTGCACGTCCTCCATTTGTTCGTCGGTCAGTAAACCATTGATAACAGTCACACGGGGCAGACGGCACACAAAAGGTTCCCGCCCGGTCGCCTTGAGAACCAAGCGCGTATTGGGCATGTCGAGTCGAACGAACGCCTCGATAAGCATGCGTATGTTTTTCCGTGGATCGGCCATGTTTCCAATTGTGTAAAAAGTGTACTCGGGTGTTGTCGGTGGCGCCATGGGACTTCCGTGCGCCGTATGTCTCAGAAGCTTCCAGTTTCCTTTTGGAAATTGGCGCTCGAAAACGCGCTGACAAAATACACTCGGTGTGTACAGTGTCTTGTATCGCTCGACCAAAAGACCGTACGCGGCATGGACCGTCTCAGTTTCGCACACTGTCATGTACATTTTTTTGGTACATTTTTTGAGGTGCCGGTCGCACATATCCATGTGTTGCGGAATTGGAAGCACAAACGCAAACCCGACATCGTACGTTTCTTCACTCGGCGGGGCTGAAAATTCCCGGTATTCACCTCCGACAAGTTGAGCATACTTGTTTGTCACTTGGCCAATTCCGGCCAAGAGTGACGGTCCGATAAAGAGCCACTTGGTCATCTATTCTAATGTATAAAGTTATGTTTAATTGTTTCCTGACATTACAAAACGACCCTTCCGCTTCATCGTCGTGGTTTTGGGTCCTGGACCCTTTTTATGTGCCCGTGTCTGACTGTTTGGAAGAACAGACATGTTTTTTATTAATTCAGCCTGAATAAGATTTTCCATAAACCGGATCGAGCGCTTGAGTTCGGGTGGAGGATTTGGTATACCTTTCATAGCTGCGAGCGTCAGGACCGAACGGCGCAAGTTAACATTTTTGGGCATTACATTTAGTCGCGAGAATAAATTGCACGTACAAGCATCTCATCCTTGAGCGGCATGAGGTCCGGTCGCTGTTGTATGAGGAGTTTTGTCGCGACATCTTGGGCCGCAACAACTTTGTCTTCAAAGTCTACAAGACGCTCACCTGTAATTCGTTCAAACTCCATATAGTTCGTGACATCCTTGATGGCGAGCAAGTATCCCATCGCATAGTTGGCGTGCAGGGCCCGAATCACTTCGGATTCATCCTGTAGGCTCGCAACGACATAACGGGCCGACTGACGGTACAGAGTCTTCACGGCCTGATCAGACAATGTACCGTTTGTGCTGTTACGCAATACAAGCAAAGCTATAGCCAAGCCAACAATAAACAACCAACCTTTGTCCATTACTACTCTCTGAGACTAAAGATTTGCGGCGCAAAAATGCCATATGAAACCCTTCCTGAAATGGGCAGGTGGCAAAACACAGATGCTCCATAAAGTCCTGGACAAGTTTCCGTCCAACCTGAACAACTATCACGAACCTTTTGTCGGAGGAGGAAGTGTCCTTCTGGGTCTTTTGTCTTCCCGAACTATAAAAGGTACCGTGTACGCAAGTGACATCAATCCTCACCTCATAGCACTGTACAAACAAGTCCAGGCCGAACCAGAGAAACTCATTTGTGAATTGGAACTTTTGTGCCAAAATCTTTCAGAAGAACGATACTACGAGGTCCGGACCGACTTTAACAAGGACCCGACACCTGCACGTTTCTTGTACCTGAACAAGACTGGTTTTAGAGGATTGTACCGTGAGGGCCCGAACGGTTACAACGTGCCGTTCGGACACAACAAGGCACCTGGTGTGTACGACGCTGACCATTTACGAACAGTCTCGAGACTCATCAAGGATGTCGTGTTTACATGTCAACCATTTACAGAATCACTCGGACGCGTATCGGACCCGACCGATTTTGTCTACATGGACCCTCCGTACGCTCCGGAGAATGCCACGTCATTTGTGACCTACACAAAGTCTGGGTTTGGTAAAGAAGAACACGAATCGTTGTTTCGACTCACGCAGTCACTTCCGTGTCCGTTTCTCATGAGTAATTCGAATGTGACACTGGTCCGGGATGCTTTTCCCGAGCCTCAGTTTACGACGGAAGTTGTGGTGGCCCGGCGCGCCATCAACTCTAAAGACCCTTCGGCTCAGACAAACGAGGTGCTTATCCAATCGTCAAGTCTGGCAAAGTAATCAGGGTCTTCACCAAAGAGGATGGTGGTTCCGTGACGGGCGTGCAACTTTCGCATCACTGGCCATTTGCTCGTGTTTGAAAGATACATTTTCTGAAGTCCGCTCGACAGACAAAACGCATACTCGATTGTAAATCGAGGTCCTAGATATTCGTGGTACTCCTCCTTGAACCACGTATCGGCACATAACTTTGTGTCGACACTTCCGGCACCATTTTGTGTCTTCTTTTCTAAAATTTTGAGCAAGTATTTGTCGCCATTTCGAAAAAGATACGCCTCGTCAGGTTTTCGGACAAGTGTCACATTAAATTCAGACCGACAATATTTGATGAGCGAACTTTGAGGAAGGAAAATAATGTCTCGGTCATCATCAATTTTCTTCTTCAAATAGTATTTTTCTTTTAGAAAACCCATGAGGACTAGACGGTCACCGTTCCAGGTGTTTTTTTCAAAAATGACACCGTTCATGGTTGTGTTTGCACCACCAGCCCCATCCCCGCGTGTATTCTTGTCATTCATATGACATTCAAAAGAACGGTATCTTTATTAAAAAGGTCATCCAAAGTGATGATAGACAAATGCCAAAAATCCAATAATAGTGTCCAGAAGCAGAACCTTCCACGCATGCTCTTTGACACCATTCAAAGCCAGTAGGGCAAACAAGCCGTACATAAAGGCGTGGAATGGTCGAAGATCATTCCACCATATGGCCTGACCACCCACTTCAACCCCCGTCTTGCGCCAGCCATTGATGTAAATCAGAGTGAATCCGATTGAAATAGTCAGAGCCAAGAGCCCGAGCCACGGGAGGAGGGCTGGGAAACGATACGCAGCGTACGTCAAGCTGAGACGGGCACCCATACACCCGATAAGGAACATCAACATTCGCTTGAGCTCCATAGTAATGTAGACGTGGAAATTTAAAGTCATAGACTTCCTAAAACACATGGACGAACTCATCTGTCAAAACTTTGGTCCGGGTGAAAGCCTGTGGAACCCCAAGTGTTTCGACAGGCTTTATACAATTCGGGAGGGTGCAAAAGTCATGGCCTTGTGCACCCTTCAGAAATGGGGTCGGGACGGATGGATCCTCGGTGATCTATGTGTCGCTGAGAAACGCAAGGGTCTTGGGACCCAACTCGTGAATAAGGTTCTCACAAAAGTCAAGGAACCTATATGGGTCGATGCGAATGAAGAATCGAATGGAATCTTTCTCAAGGATCCGAGGTGGCGACGGACGAAGGAGGGCCCGTGGGTGCCTACGGGGACGGCGTGGCTCTTAGAGACGCGGAGCTCTTGAATCAAATATAGATGGAGCGTCTTGCAAAAGTCAACGAAGCCCTGAAGTTTGCGGCTGGAATTCCACAAAACAAATGGGACTACGGGAAGTATCGGGAGATGTACGAGAACAACCTGAAAGAGGGGCAAAAGAGGCTCGAGGAACACAAGACGAAGATTTTCGAAATGGAAAACAAACTCCGTCTTCGTGGAGTTGACGAGACTGAAATTCAGAAGAATGTCTACAGCCACTTCTCACAGATGCATATTCAGCTTCTGGAAGGGGTCATCGCAGCCAAGAAGACCCTGGCCATGATGGATGTGGGAACGGTCGAGGAGCTGACGCGCCAAAAGATTGCGATCCTCGAGGAGATGGCCTTAGAGATGGGCAGCACCTGAAGAGTAAATGAGCATGTCCACCCTTTGCAAGGTTTGCATGTACTACAACTCGTCTGACAAGACGTGCGTTCGCTCCGTAGTTGCCGTGAGCCCGGGTAAAATTCATCACAATTACGCAAAATTTGTCCGACTCGACAAGGATCAGTGTGGCCCTCAGGGAAAGTGGTACGTGGAGGTGATGGGACCGGACGGCCTCTCCAAAAAGTCGCCCATCGACGAGCTATTCGAGTCGTTCGACATCTGAGTTCGATTTTTTTGAATGATTTCATTTGTGAGGAAAATTGCGAAAAAGTTCTTCGATACGAGATCGAGGGTATTGTACATTAAATTTTTCTGAATGTTCGGTAGCATGTACGCCACGCCATATAATCCCCAAACAACAGCCGTTAAATTAAATACACCATTTCCGGCTCCACCCATTTCTTTATAAATAACTTGGAATGTTGCAAAAAAGGCCAATGTACCGACCACGAGCGCCAATTCTCGTGATATGTATCCAATCTCGCCTAAATATCCCGCCAGGAGCATAACCGCGTTGAACAACACTATACGCCCCACCTGTGACTTGTATTTTTTAATCACGTCGATGATACCCATATCTTCAAGTTCACCGAGTTTGTAAACCAAGTAAGACGACAGACTGATAAGCATAAGAGGGGTTGTGATTGCCCAGTCGTAATATCTGGTGATTGCCATTGTAGCAATATCGTGTGCACGTATGAAAGCTGTGTAAAATATGAATTGGACCGCGGTCACGACCAATTCAAGTTTGACCGCCTGTGCAAGCAATTTAGGCTTTGTGTAACCCATAACACGTGTGCTATAAATACCAGCAAGCG